GTTACCTAGACGCGAAGGCGGTAAAGGTACAGAAATTACTACATTGCCAGGTGGTGAGAGTTTGGGACAGATTGAAGATATTAATTATTTTCAAACTAAGTTGTATCAGGCATTAAATGTGCCTATATCAAGATTACAACCTCAAACAGGTATATCGTTTGGTAGGGCAACAGAGATAACAAGAGACGAATTAAAATTTGCGAAGTTTGTAGGAAGACTTAGAAAACGCTTTAATGAGATGTTCCAGGATTTGTTAAGAACACAACTTATTCTTAAGGGTGTTATAACAGATAAGGATTGGAATCAAATTAAAGAAGGAATACAATATAGGTATGCACAAGATCAGTATTTTGAGGAAATGAAAAATGCTGAGAACTTGCGTAACAGAGTAGATTTATTGACATCAATTCAACCATTTGTTGGTGCTTATTATAGTCAAGAATATGTTATGAAAAACATTCTAAGAATGTCTGATAAGGAAATGCAGCAGATGAAGGCTCAGATTGAAAGTGAACCTCCACCGCCGCAAGTTGGTATGCCGGGCATGCCCCCAGGACAGACACCCGGTGCGCCCGAGGATGCTTCGCAACAAGGTTAATATAAATAAATAATGATCAGTAAAGGAATAATTATGGAATCTACAGCAATACAACAAATGGTTGACAATATTATATTGGGCAATCAAGCAGATGCAATTAAAAATTTTAACGATGCAATGGCGAGTAAATTATCAGATGCACTTGATGATAGAAAAACAGCAATTGCATCTTCAATAGGTAAAACGGAAGTAACCGACGATGAAACAGTTTAATACTTTAAGAGAAGAAACTCTAGAAGAAAAATTAAAGGCATCTGACCCTGCTGGAACATACATACACGATTTTGTGCATTCCGACAATCCTAAGTTTACAGGTAAATCTAAAGCTAAAAGAATTCAAATGGCTTTAGCCGCATCATATGCCGCTAAAGGCAAATCAAGAAATGAAGAAGTTGAGATTGACGAAGAACAAAAGACTATGAGTCGTGCTGCAAAAGGCTATGAAAAATATGGTAAAGAAGGCATGACTAAATTATCACAGGAAGCCCAAAAAGGTGCAAGTGAAAAGAAAATGGATGCGATTCGTGACAAATACAATAAGTATGATGAATCTGTAGATGAAGGAATGATGGATGCTGTTAAAACAATGGCAAAGAAAGCAACAAAGGCTTTGACAGGCGGCTCGGATGAAGATCAATTAAAGAACCTACAAAAGAAAATGGGCGTGCCACAAACAGGGAAGAAACCTACATCTGAAGAAACAGAATTAGACGAGGCATCTTATTCAGCCAAGGCAGCCCGTGCAGGTAAAGACATTGGCAAGCCAGGAAAAAACTTTTCTAAGATTGCAAAAGATGCAGGTAAGCGTTACGGTTCTAAGGCAGCAGGTAATCGTGTAGCCGGAGCAATATTAGCAAAACTAAGAAAAGAAGAAACTGAGTTAGATGAAGTTAATATGACTGCGCACATTAAGCGTCAAGCAACTAAATTAAGAATGAAAGCAGGTGGTATCAAAATGAACCAACCAACTACAAGAGCTCCTTTTCCGGCACCGACTTCTACAAGCGAAGGAACAGTTCAAGATGTTGCAGACGCTTCTATGAATCTTATTGGACAAAGTGCAAGTGCTTTAAATAAAGTTACTAAAGGAAAAGATCCTAGTTCATTGGTTGGCAAGAAAACAAAATAAGAGAATCAAATGGCAGTAACAACAACTATTCTTAAAAATACAAGACAGCAAACTATAGTTAAGTTTGTTGGAGATGGTCAAGCTAATCTAACATACCTTGATGCTATGTATGCTGGCGATGTTATGGACATGCCAAATATTTCTATGCCAATTACTCAGTTAGCATGGTCTACATCTGACGCAAACTTTAATCCAATTTATATTAAGAGACCTTTTACTGCTACAGCAAATACTCATATTTTACATAGTGCAGATAATTGGGCATTGGCACAAGCATATGGAATAGCAGATACATCAAACGCAAGTTCAAATATTAATGTTATATTACCTTCAGGTGGAGCTACACTATACTTAACAATTTCTAAGCCAGGCGGATTTGTTGCACCGAATCAACAGATATTACCAAGATAATTAGGAACAAATATATGAAGTTAATCAAAGAAGTTGCACAGGATTTAAATTATCTTGTAGAAGCAAAAGAAGGCGGTGGAAAGAATGTCTATATTGAAGGCATCTTTGCACAGTCGGATACTCCAAATAGAAACAAGCGTACTTATGGTCGAGGCATCATGGAACGCGAAGTTAATAACTATCAAAAGTTAATTGGTGAAAAGCGCTCATTAGGAGAGCTTGGCCATCCGGAGAATCCTTCTATCAACCTCCATCAGGTTTCCCACCTAATAACTAGCCTAAGAATGGAAGGCAAAGACGTTATAGGTAGAGCTAAAATATTAGAAACTCCAATGGGAGTTATTGCAAAGAATTTAATAGAAAATGAAGTTCGTTTGGGCGTATCCACAAGAGGCTTGGGATCGTTAAAAATGAACTCTGAAGGTATCAATGAAGTACAAGATGATTTTTATCTTGCAACAGTTGATATTGTCGCCGACCCGTCCGCTCCTGACGCCTTTGTGCAAGGAATAATGGAAAATGCAGAATGGGTGCTAGAGAATGGCGTATGGAAGGCGATGGATGTTGAAATTGCACAAAGACAAATCAAGAAGACTTCTGCTAAAGATTTAGACGAAGTTAAATTACAAATATTTGAAAGATTCATTAATCAATTGTCTAGGTAACTAGAATTATAAATATTGATTGAGAATATTCATACATTTAGGAGACACTAATGTCAGTAGAAAGTAAAGTTAAGGAATTGCTAGAACGCGTTTCTGAGAAGACTTCTTTAAAAGAAGACCAAGGACAACCGCGCCAAGGTGATTCAAAGGACGCCCCTAAGGCTGGTCCAATGGTACCAACCAGCGGTAAAGATACAACTCTTAGCCCTGCCAACTCTGGCGATAGTAGTCAGCCGAAGCAAGGTGATTCCAAGGAAGCATCTTATGAAACACGTCAAGGCGCAGACGACAACCAAGGAGCGAAAGTTTCAGGTGGTATATCTAAGAATGATATCCAAATGAAAGCCCCTGTTGGATCGGCACCTAATTTCAACACAGTAAAAGATCTATCTCAGATCCCACAAAACACCGGCAATTATATGCAACACGGTGAAGAAACTGAGACGGACGAAGAAGTTATTTCTGAAGAAGAAATCGAAGAAACTGATTTGGAAAATACAACTACAGAAGTTGAACCAATCGATTTATCTCCGATTTTTGGTGAAGATTTATCAGAAGACTTTAGACAAAGAGCAACCTCTATTTTCGAAGCAGCAGTTATTGCTCGCGTAAATAACGAAATGGAAAAAGTTGCTGAGGCATTAGAAGAAAAATATGCTGAAGAATTTACAGAGTACAAAGATAGCATTGTAGAAAAAGTAGATGCATATATGAACTATGTGGTTGAGAGCTACATGGAAGAAAACAAATTGGCGATTGAAAATGGTCTTCGCACAGAGATTGCAGAAGATTTCATGTCGGGTCTAAAGGCGCTCTTCAAAGAACATTATATTGAAGTGCCTGAAGAAAAATATGATGTAATAAGTGAATTACAAGCTAAGGTAACAGAGTTGGAAGAAAGCCTAAATGGCCAAGTGGAAAACAATGTTGGCTTGAATACGGAAGTAACAGCTTTACAACGCACTCTTATTATTAAAGAGATGTCGGGTGATTTAGCAGATACGGAAGTAAACAAATTAACAAAACTTTTAGAAGGTGTTGATTTCGATAATGCAGAAATCTACAAGGAAAAAGTTTCTGTTATTAAGGAAAACTATTTCCCAAGAGAAGATGCAGTTAAAACTGCAAAAAAATCATCTCCACAGGCATTAGTAGAAGACACTGGCACAGAGGCAAACTTCACTGATAACAACAATGTTGTTTCAGCATATGCAAGCGCCCTATCAAGAACAATCAAAAGAAAATAACTTATAAATAAATAAGTTCAATAAATAGTCACTAAAGGAGACATAAATGTTTTTATCCGAAAACTACCAAGAGAAGTGGTCAGCCATTCTGGATCACCCAGATCTTCCACAGATCAAGGACAACTACAAGCGTCAAGTAACAGCAGTGTTGCTTGAAAACCAAGAAAAATCTTTACGTGAAGAGCGTCAAGCATTATTCGAGACACCAACAAACAACATCAGCGCAACATCTGGTATTGACAAGTATGACCCAATCTTAATCGGTTTGGTTCGTCGTGCTATGCCTAACCTAATGGCGTATGACATTTGCGGTGTGCAACCAATGACAGGCCCAACAGGTTTGATCTTCGCAATGAGATCTATCTACGGTGGTGCTGGTGCTAACAGAGCCCCCGCAGGCAGAACAGAAGCATTATTCAACGAAGCCAACACTTCGTTCTCTAGCTCATTCACTGACGCTACAGGTAACAACCCAGTATTTGGTACATACAATACTGCGAATGCTACAAACACAGGCGCAATGGAAGCTCAAACAGACTTTGCTGAGATGTCTTTCTCTATCGACAAGACAACAGTAACTGCTAAGTCACGTGCTTTGAAGGCAGAGTATACTGTTGAATTGGCACAAGACTTGAAGGCAATTCATGGTCTTGACGCTGAAGCAGAGTTGTCAAACATCTTGTCACAAGAATTTATGTTTGAAATTAATCGCGAAGTTGTTCGTACAATCTACAAAGTTGCTAAAAACGGTTCACCCGCAACAGCAACCGCAGGAACATTTGACTTAGACGTTGACTCCAACGGTCGCTGGTCTGTTGAGCGTTTCAAAGGTCTGTTGTTCAACATTGAGCGTGATGCCAATCACATTGCTCAAGACACACGTCGTGGTAAAGGTAACTTCATCGTTTGCTCTGCAGACGTTGCAAGCGCATTAGCTATGTCTGGTGTATTGGACTACACTCCAGCATTGTCAACCAACTTAAATGTTGACGATACAGGTAACACATTCGCAGGTGTATTGAACGGTCGTTTCCGTGTTTACATTGATCCATATTCTGCAAACCTTGGCGCTTCTAATCAGTTCTACATGGTTGGTTATAAGGGTACTAGCCCATATGACGCAGGTATGTTCTATTGCCCATATGTACCGTTACAAATGGTTCGTGCTATTGACCCTAACAGCTTCCAGCCAAAGATTGGCTTCAAGACACGTTATGGTTTGATTGCTAACCCATATGTTACAAATTCAAATGGATATGATGCTGACGGAGATAACTTCACAGCCGCTCGTAATCAATACTATCGCAAGACTAAAGTAATCAACTTAATGTAATTAAGTAGCCGACAAAGATCGGAATTTAAAGGGGGAAGTAATTCCCCCTTTTTTGCTCTTTGCACAGGCTATAAATATATAGATGAAAAAGGAAACCGATGGCATATACAGCAAATATTAATTTTATACAAGATAGTATAGTCAAATCACAAACTACTAGTTATGATTTCTTAAGACCGAATGCATTTAAATTCAGTATTAAAGATTTGCCGAAGACTTCTTTTTCATGTCAATCTGCAAATATACCTGATTTGCAATTAGGGTTTGCAACTCAACCGACTCCATTTTCGGATATACCGACTATCGGAGACAAATTGAACTTTGGTGAGTTTACTATTCGGTTTATTATTGCTGAGGATATGTCCAATTATATTGAAGTGTATCGTTGGTTAGTTGCTTTGGGTTTTCCGGACAACTACAAACAATTCTCAACTTTTACAAAAGATAGACCGAGTAGATTTCCGTTTGTCACAAAATCAAGCGGAAGAGAAGAAGTTTTGGCTTACTCGGATGGAGTATTGACCATTCTCGACTCGACAAACACGCCTAAAGTAAATATAATATTTAAAAACCTGTTCCCTGTATCTTTACAGGCCTTAGATTTTGACATCTCGTCAGCAACCGTAGAATATTTTACCGCGATCGCATCGTTCAAATATACTATTTTCGAAGTAGAACCTTTATAATATAACTTGGAGTTATTATGGATAAAAAGAAATTAAACAAAGTCACGCCAATGGCGCTACCAAAAGTACCGTCATTACCAACGGCGGGACAACCTCAAGCAACAACTCAAAATGAGGGTAAGCTTGAAGTAAAATTAGATGATCTTCGTAAAGAAAGAATTTTCATCGCAACGCCTTGTTATGGCGGACAATTAACTGAAGCGTATTTCCGTTCAGTCATTCGCTTGCTTACATTCTGTAATCAACATCAAATCCCAGTTGCATTTGGTACTATTGCAAATGAGTCGTTAGTTACTCGTGCTCGTAATGTGCTTGTTGCATATTTCCTACAAAGCGATTTTACGCGCTTAATGTTTATTGATGCAGACATTGAATTCCAAGTAGAAGACGTTATTAAATTAATTGCGCATAATAAAGATGTAGCAGTTGGTGCTTATCCTAAGAAGGGTGTTAATTGGCAACGCATTCGCGAATCTGTTAAGGCAACTAGTGATCCATATACCGATCAACAGATTGCATCTTTCGGTAGTGACTATGCTATTAACTTTAAGTTCGTTAATCGCGAAGCAAAACAGATTGCTATTGAGAACGGCTTAATTCGTTTACACGATGGCGCAACAGGCTTCATGATGATTAAGCGCGAAGTTATTGACAAAATGATTGTGCAATATCCTGAGCTTAAGTACAACAACGATTTGAATACGCCGCCAGAATTGAATCCGCATTTCTACGCGTTCTTTGATACTATGATTGATCCTAAAGACAAGCGCTACTTGTCTGAAGATTATACCTTCTCACGCAGATGGCAAGACATGGGCGGTGAGATTTGGCTCGATCCTTCAATTTCATTGAACCACTATGGTTCATTCAACTTCCAGGGCAATCCTCAACAAATTATCCAAGTCGGTTAATTCTAATTCTATATTATGAAATTGACAGAACTCCAAGACGAGTGGGAAAAGGATTGTAAAATCAATGAAATGAATCTAGGGCAGGAGTCGATAAAAACTCCTAACCTACATTCAAAGTATTTGAACTTCCTTTCTTCTACTAGATTGAATCTTCGTAAAGCCGAATCTGATTATTTAAATTGCCGACGTAAGAAGTATCGATATTACAGAGGTGAAATGACACAAGCAGAATTGGAAGAAGAAGGTTGGGATCAGTGGCAAGGAAATAAACCTCTAAAGAATGAAATGGATGAGTTCTTAACTGTGGATTTACATCTTGTTCAATATCAAGATAAAGTTGAATACTTTAAAACAGTATTATATCAGTTAGAACAAATTATTCGTTCTATTAATAGTCGAGGGTGGGATATTAAAAATGCAATTGAATGGCAAAAATTCACTAACGGTATGATGTAATGGCAGATATCTTTTTATCCAAAAAAGATGAAGTGCATCTCAAGGTAAAATGTGAACCTTCAATTGGACAAGAATTGAACGATCATTTTGCTTTTGATGTACCAGGTGCGAAGTTTCATCCTTTATATAAAGCAAGAATGTGGGACGGCAAAGTTCGTCTCTATTCTATGTTTACGCAAGAACTTTATGTTGGATTAAAAGAATATCTGGAGCGTTTCTGTGAAGAACGCGATTATACTATAGATTATGAAAACTATATTCATACTGCAGATTCTGCTACTTATGATATAGTTAGAAAGTTTTGTGAGGATTTGAATCTAGGATCTAAGGGAAAACCCTTGGAAATAAGAGACTATCAAATTGATGCTGTTTATAAAGCTATTGAAAACGGCAGACAGTTATTATTATCCCCTACAGGATCAGGCAAGTCTTTAATTATATATTGCTTACTTCGTTGGAATGAACGATTTAATAGACGACAATTAATACTTGTCCCTACAACTTCTCTTGTAGAACAAATGTACTCAGACTTTCAAGACTATTCTTGTCTTAATGGTTGGAAAACTTCTGAGCATTGTCATCGCATATATGGCGGTCACGAAAAATCAAATGAATATGATGTCGTCATTAGTACATGGCAATCATTATATAAATTACCAAAACCTTTCTTCAAAGACTTTAAAGTAATATATGGCGATGAAGCCCATAATTTTAAAGCAAAATCCCTAACAAGTATATTATCCAAGTGCACTACGACTCCGTATCGAGTAGGTACAACGGGCACACTTGACGGAACTAAAACCCATAAATTAGTATTAGAAGGATTATTTGGTCCTGTTTATAAAGTAACTACAACTAAGAAACTTATCAGTGATAAGACATTGGCTGATCTTGAAATATTTAATATTGTCTTAGAATATACAGATGAAATTCGTAAAGCATCTAAAACATTATCGTATCAAGATGAAATGGATTTTATAGTTCAATATGAACCAAGAAACAAATTTATTAGGAATCTTGCGCTTAAGCAAGAGGGTAATACTCTAGTGTTGTTTCAGTATGTTGAGAAACACGGCAAACCTTTATCAGAAATGATTAAGGAAAAAGCGGGAAACCGAAAGGTGTTTTTTGTTTACGGTGGTACAGATACGGAACAAAGAGAAAATATACGAAAGATAACAGAACTTGAAAATGATGCTATTATTGTAGCGAGTTATGGAACATTCTCTACAGGGATAAATATTAAAAACCTACATAATATTGTTTTCGCATCTCCTTCAAAATCTCGTATTAGAAATTTACAATCCATTGGGCGAGGACTCAGAACAAGCGAAAGCAAAACATCGTGTAAACTATATGATATTGCAGATGATTTGAGTTGGAAGAATAGAAAAAATTATACACTATTACATATGATTGAGAGAATTAAAATTTATAATGATGAGCATTTCAACTATAAATTAGTAAAGGTCCCGTTACAATGACAACTACTACATACTACAAATATTTAAAATTAGCCAACGGTGATAATATAATTTGCAAGACAACTAAAGATTATAAATCTATAATTCGTAGTAAATCACTTACAGTAAAACAGCCCGTAGTTTTAAGTCAAATTAGAATGCCAAGAAATAATGTTCTTGTAGAATCGTATATAATGTATCCGTTATTTAGTTTTGCTGTGGATGATGTATATGAAATTCCCGTGAGTCAAATTGTAGTTGCTACGAATATAAAAGATTCTTTAAAAGAAAACTACGAGGAATATTTGACACAAAGAGAAGAAGCAGATAAAGACATGACAGAAGAATTTACTACAGATATAGATGAATTGGAAACATCTGAGGAAGATGACGATTTAGATATTGAAGAATTAGAAGATGAATTAATTACCAAAATACTTGAAGGAGATAATGATGAAAACTCAGACACCAGAGGTGGGCGAGCTAATCGAAGAACAATCCATTAGCACAGTCAAACCGCCAGCACACTATGTTGATAATAAAAAATTCTTAGCAGCACTAATAGATTATAAAAATAGTATAGATGTAGCAAAGGCAAACGGAGAGGAACAACCTAGAGTTCCTCATTATATAGGTGAATGTTTTATTAAAATTGCAACGCATTTATCTTATAAATCTAATTTTATTAACTATACTTTTAGAGATGATATGGTTTCGGATGGTATAGAAAATTGTCTGACAGCGGCCGCAAAATTCGATCCTACAAAATCATCTAATCCATTTGCATATTATACGCAAATTATTTACTTTGCCTTTATCCGTAGAATTCAAAAGGAAAAGAAACAACAGGCTACTAAATATAAATTGATAGAGAATATGGATTTGGATTCCATTCTTATGAATTCAGAAGATACAGAATCTGGAAGACAGATAATTGATTATTTGAAAAAACAATTGGACACAATCGATCCAGAGAGACGCGAAACTCCTGCACAAACAAAAGCTCGTAAAAAGAAAAAAGCTGCGGATGATTTGGTAGAAAAAGATCAAGAATTTATTGACTTCCCGGATGAAGAATAATATAATTAAGCATTAATGAAACTTATGAAATTCTTATATGAGTAAACTAAAAATATCTGAACTATTCTATAGTATACAAGGTGAGGGTCGTTATATGGGCGTACCCTCTGTCTTTTTAAGAACCTTTGGATGTAATTTTACATGCGGAGGTTTTGGTATGCCTAAAGGAGAACTAAGCAATGAACGCTTTAAGGTCGATGGGGAGAGTTATAGTAAATATACTGACTTACCGCTGGTCCATACTGGATGCGATAGCTATGCTTCTTGGGATCCTAGGTTTAAGCATCTTAGTCCCGTTCTTGATAGTAGTGATATTGCCGAGGCAATTATTGATACGCTTCCTCACAAGGAATGGAAAGACGAACATCTCGTAATTACAGGCGGTGAACCTTTATTGGGATGGCAAAGATCTTTTCCTGATCTATTGGATCATCCTAAAATGTCTAAATTGAGGGAGATTACTTTTGAGACAAATGGCACACAACCTTTGACAGATGAATTTAAGACATATTTGTTTGAATGGGCTCGTTGGAAAAATAGAGAAATTACATTTAGTGTCAGTGCAAAATTACCATGCTCGGGTGAAACTTGGGAC